ATTTATTATGTGATACTCCAGAGTCTTTAAGAGATGTCGCAGATATTACTATATCTAAGATAGGTAACAAAAGAAAAGGTACGTATGCTTCTAAACCAATTAACGCTTACGGATTAAGGCTAATACTTGACTGGCTTACATCTCCTGCATACGGAGAAGATGAAGATAGTGAGATCTTAAATTTACACAAGTTACGTAATGAAGGTCTAATCAGAGAGTTAATGAACTTTAACACAGAGGGCAACTTTGATAGGGTGTCAGCTATGATTATGGTAATGATAATAAAAGAAGAGAGGATTAAGTTTGTAGAAAGAAAACAGCGTCAAAAAGTAGCTACATTGCTAGATGATGAGTTTTTTACTAGGAATTTTGAGCAGAGAATCCAGAAAGGGTTTGGAAATGGTTAAATAAATAAGTATCTTTGTAAAACAATCTTAAACAACTAATTAAGAAATGAGTATATATACAGACGCAGAGTTTCCTTCTCAGAAGAGAAGTAAAGCTCAAAAGAATAAGGCTTGGCGTAAAAGTTGTGTAAATGGAGCTGAACAATTAGCTCTATTTGCAGACGAAGGTGTCAGGTCTTCTTACAGAAACAAGAGAATTAATTATGATCTCTATTCTGACATTCTAGATCCAGCAGATGTGGAGAAAATTTGTAATCCTATGATGACGCCAGGTTTGGCTGCACCAGCAAAGATGCAAAACTATCCTATTTGTAATCCTAAGATTGACCTATTAGTAGGTGAGTCTATTAGTAGGAAGTTTGATTGGAAAGTAAGAGTATTGAATGATGATGCTATCTCTGAGAAAGAATCAGAATTACTTGAGAAGTTCACAGGCTTAATGACAGCTCACATATCTAACAAAGATATTACTGAGGAGCAAATGAAAGCAGAACTTAACAAGTTCCAGCAATGGGCTGATTACGAGTACCAAGATTTACGTGAACGTACAGCAACGCAAATATTAGAGTACCTTTATAAAGACCTTAGATTACACCATGTGTTTTCACAAGGATTTAAAGATGCTTTAATCTCAGCAGAAGAATGCTACCAAGCAGATATTATTGCTGGTGAGCCTGTACTAAGAAAAAGAAACCCTAAGAATGTACACACGGTACGTTCAGGAGAATCTAACAAGATTGAGGATTCTGATATTATAGCTTTAGTAGGTTATAATTCTCCAGGACAAATTGTTGATGAGTTTCATGAATACCTAACTGATATAGAGGTAGCTAGAATAGAAGGTGGTTTAACATCTGCAGAGTCTAGTCCAGGTAAAGGTGGAATTGACATTGGTAAGAAAGGTGATTTACCTTTAGCTTCTAATGACGGTATCCTGATGAGTTCATTGGCTAATGACGTAGGATACGGATCACAATTTGATGATAGTGGAAACATTAGAGTAACACAAGTATACTGGAAGTCTTTACGTAAGGTAAAGAAAGTAAAGTATTATGATGAAGAAGGTGAAGAACAACACGACATCTTTGATGAGTCATATAAAATAAATAAAGAAGCAGGTGAAGAAGAAACTATTCTTTGGATATCTGAATGGTGGGAAGGAACTAAAATTGGTGGTAACATCGGTGAAGGTAGTGACTCAGCAATATACGTTAAGATGCAACCTAGACCTATACAGTTTAGATCAATGGAGAACCCAAGTAAATGTCATCCTGGTATTGTAGGAACAGTTTACAACACTAATGATAACAAAGGTGTTTCTCTTATGGACCGTATGAAGCCTTACCAATATCTATACAATGTATTAGCTTATAATACAGAAGTATCTATTGCTAAGAACTACGGTAAGATTATGCGTATTGATATGGCTAGTATCCCTGAGAATTGGAAGGTTGATAAATGGTTAAGTTTTGCACAAGGTATGAACGTAGCTTTTTATGATTCTTTTAAAGAGGGTAACAAAGGTGCATCACAAGGTAAGATAGCAGGAACAATGAATCAAAATGCTCCTGTAATTGACTTAGAGATGGGTAACACTATACAGCTCTATATGAACATGATGGCATTTATCAAGCAAGAGCTTGGTGAGATTGCTGGAGTATCATCTGCTAGACAAGGACAAATACACAGTAGACAATCTGTAGGTAACACACAGACAGAGATGACACAATCATCACACATTACTGAGTACTGGTTTCTTGAGCATGAAGAGACTAAATTAAGAGCAATGAACATTTTGTTAGAGACAGCAAAACACGCTTGGAGAGATAAGTCTAACAAAAAAGTACAACACGTACTAGATGATGGTTCTACTACAATGTTTGATGTAGATACAGAACAATTTAGAGAATCAGAATTTGGTTTACAAATAACTAACGGTAATAACTCACACGAGATACTACAAACAATGAAAGGATTAGCTCACGCAGGTATACAAACTGGAGCAGTTAACTTTACACAGTTGTTAGATATTTACTCTACAGCATCTACAGGTTCTATACGTAGAAAACTTGAAAGAGCAGAACGTGAGAAACTTGAGCGTGAAGATAAGAATGCAGAACGTCAACAAGAAATGCAACGTGAACAAGCTGCTGCGATGGCTAAAGAAGCCGAGAAAGCAAGAGATTTCCAACGTGAAGAGTGGGACAGAAAGTCAATGATCAATGATGATAACAATGACACTAAGCTTGAGATAGAACGTATGCGTAAGGATAATGAAGATTCAAGATATTATGAAGAATCTAAATTAAACAAAAACGATGACGGAGGACATATGCATGCAATGCATGAGTTAAAGGTTGAGGCAGATAAGATTAAACGTGATTATGAGCTTAAAAATAAAGAACTTGCTGAGAAGATAAGATCTAATAAAGCTAACGAAAAAATCAAAGCTAAGGCTAAGAAATAAAAGAAGTTACAGGAGTGATAGTTAATTTTAGCTATCACTTTTGTAATTTTTATTATTATGGAACGTAATTTATAGTAGATAATTAAAATAATATATCTATATTTGTAATAAGTAAACAAAAACAGAGAGAATGGAATTTGATGGCATAGACTTGGAAGACCTAGCTAATTCAGAATCAGCAGTAGTAGAAGGACTTTCTACAGAGAGCGATGAATCAGTAGGCAATGAAGAAACAACTAATAGCGACTCAGAAGAGTCTGAATCAGCACTAGAAGGCTTAGAGCCAATAGATGGTATTGATTTAGATGACTTAGCTGAGATCAGCGAAGAATTACCGGGAAGTGAAGATACCGTAGAGAACGTAGGAGAAAAAGATATTAAGGATTCAGCTAACGACACAGCTACTTCCTCTTCTCAGAATACGTTTACTTCCCTAGCCTCAGCTTTGAAGGAGGCTGGATCCTTTATTGATTTGACTGATGAAGACTTAGCGTCTGTTACAGATGCTGATTCTTTGTTAGTAATGATGGAGAAGCAAATGAAGAACAATGAGTTTGCTAACCTAAATGATAATCAAAAACAGTATTTAGAAGCGTTAGAACTAGGTATACCGCATGAACAATATGCAACTGCAAAGACTAACAGCGACCAGTATGAGAAAGTTTCAGATGAAGATATATTTGAAAGACCAGAACTGGCACAAGAATTAATTAAACGTAGTTTCCTTATTAAAGGATTTGATAATGATAAAGCATCTAAGTATGCTGCATTAGCTACAAAAGGAGATTCCTTTCAAGAGGATGCTGTGGACGCAAGAGACGCCCTAGTTGCATACGAAAACAACAGACTTGAGAAAGAAATAAATACCAGAAAGCAATCACTCCTTGACGATGAGACTAAAGCTCAAGAAGCTTTATCTAAATTAAAGTCAACAGTGAATGAAACTTCTGAGGTTATACCAGGCATGAAAGTAAACTCAAGACAACGAGAGCAGATTTTTGCATCTATGACTACGCCAACAAAAGTCAAAGGTGATACTCCTCTTAATGCTGTCATGGAGAAATACGAAAATGACCAAGAGTATAAGATGAGATTACACGCACTTGATGTTATGACCAAAGGCTTCACTGATTTTTCAAAGTTTAAGAAAACTGCGACAACTAGTGCTGCAAAGAAACTTGAGAAGCAATTAGCTCAACAAGGAATTATGTCTGGAAATAGCATGAAAGATGGCGGAGTAGTTAGTACATCGCAACTTGATATGAAAAACGCTTTAGATAACCTAAAGCTATAAACAAACAATTTTTAAAAAAAACAAATAATGGCACAAAAATTATCTCCATTACAAATGACAGATGCGACGTCATGGAAAGGTTTGACTACTGAGAATCACTTAGGTGCAATCTGGTCTACGTCTCCACAAAAAGTATCTGACATGATTATGACAGTACAACAAAATTATTTTGGAAACAACATTGATAGTGTTCTTTCTTCTTTCCCAACTTTAGAGTTTGATTCTGATGATGACTTTACATGGGAGCTTCAATCTCAAGGACTTGACAACTGTGAATTAGTTGAATGTCGTATTGATGGTACTCCTATTACAGCTGCTGATGAGCCAGGAAAGAACGGAACTTACTTTGAATTAGTATTTCCAAAGAACTGGTTTTCTGATACAGAGCGTATCGTAGGTGAGCTTAACGAAGTTTACCCAGTATTAATTACTGAAGAGCCAGTACGTGAAGGAATGAACTGGGTTTATACTTGTCGTATGGATTCAGGTGATCCAACTATGTCTCTTCCTTATGAAGAAGCTGTAGCTGGTAAGAAGTTCTCAGGTGAATTTAGCCCAGTAGAGCGAACAATGTCTAGAAAAGGACGTGAGATCAAATTTAAGTCTCATATTTCTATGCGTAACTCTTTCTCTCAAATCCGTATCCAAAAGAAGACTCCAGGTAACTTAAGTAACCGTAAAATGGGATCTTACTTCAAAGGTGAAGATGGGAAAGTTGTTAAATTCTGGCAACACTATGAGTCTTTCATGTTTGACAATGCGTTCCGTGAAGATATCAACAAATTGCACATGTTTGGTACATCTAACAAGACTGCAGAAGGAAATTACTCTATTTCTGGTAAGTCTGGTTACAAGATTACTGAAGGTGCTGGTATCCGTCAACAAATGGAAGCAGCTAACAGTTCTTTTTACAATGTATTCTCTATTGAAGCATTAGCATCTAGATTGTTAGATCTTTCTGAAGGAAAACTTAAGACTGACCAACGTGGTTTTGTTCTTAGAACAGGTGAGCGTGGTGCTTATGAGTTCCACAAATCATTAGAGAAATTCTCTCAATTGTTTACACCTCTATTGAATACTGATAGAATGTACAAAGCTAAATCTGGTATTTCTAAAATGGAATTAGGATATGGTGGACAATTCGTTGAATTCCGTGGACCAAATAACACTCAAGTTAATTTGTCAGTGGATTCTATGTACGATGATAGAAACCGTAACAAAATGTTACATCCAAATGGTGGTGTTGTTGAATCTTACAGATATGATATCCTTGACATAGGAACATCTGAAGGAGCTCCAAACATCCAAAAAGTTGGTGTTAAAGGACAACCAATCATCCACAAATACATCGCAGGTTTGAGAAACCCTTTCTCTCCAGATGGTGCAGTTTCTGCTATAGGAACAGCTGAGGATGCGTGGGAAGAGCACAAGTACTACTGTGGAGCAGCGATTGTTCGTGATCCATCTAGAACTGCAAGCTTTATCCATAACATGCAAGCAGTATAATTAAGATAATTAAATTATTTTAATAAAATATGAAAAGAATAGAGCCATCATTAGGTTGGTGGCTCTATTTTTCGTATATTTGTAGAACATAAATAAATAATGAGAATGAAGGAAGGAAACAAATGGGTAACACCATCAGGGAAAGTTCGCATTAAATTAATTGCTAAAGGTGTAAATTCATTAATTACGGATCCATCACATGAGGCATATAATTTATTTGGAACATCTACTAGAGATTATTTAATCCCAGTAGACAGACAGGGTAATCTACATAACCCTTTTGAATGTAGAGAAGAAAGAGATTGGTTAGAGTCTGAATTAGACTTAGATTTGAATCACCATAAAGATGAGAAAAACTACTGGCATACAGCAAGTGTATCTTTAGGTAAGACAGATAAGAGATTAGATTTAGCTAACCCAAAGCATTACCTAGAGTATATTATTATACGAGCAAACAAACAGTTCGTAGCCTCTAGTCTTGCAACGGCTAAGAAAAAAGCAACATACAAGTATGTAATAGTAGGAGAAAATGCTGAGATTAAAGCAACTGCTTCTAAAGCTAACTTACGTATTGAAGCTTATAAGTTCTTAGGTAAGATAGAAGATGACAAACAAGCAATGTTAGACTTCTTAAAAGTATACGGAAAGAAAGTATCTTCTGTATCTAAAATTGAATTTTTAGTTGGTGAAATGGAAAAGATCATTACTGATGACTTAGACGGTTTCATTACAACATCAAAAGATAAAGGTAGTTACGAAATTAAATTATTAATAGCATCTGCAGTTGAATGTGGAGCCATTACTAAAGAAAAGCGTAAATACTACTTACCAGGTGGAGATGCATTATGTGGTGAAGGAGATATTCCTACAATAGATAACGCTATTATCTACTTAAGTAACAAAGCTAACCAAGACGTTTTAACTACTCTTAAAGCTAGAGTAAAGAACGCTAAGGATTAATAAAAACAAAACAAAATGACAGGAACGGAAATGGAACAAGAGTTCCTAATACTTTATGATAAAGTTACAAGCTTTGACGCTCCTGGGTATACACCACTAGAAATAAGTGTCTTTTTAACTAAAGCACAAGAAAGAGTAGTTTTACGTAACATTCGCAGCCTAGGCAATAAGTACCAAGAGGGGTTTGAAGAATCTGAAATAAGACGAAAAGAACTAAATGAATTAGTAAGAGGGGTAACAATAGTTACTCCTTCTACTACTCAAACTGGTGTAGTACCTAACGGTGAATTCTTTGATTTGCCAGCAGATTTTATGATAGCGATATCAGAAGAGATTACAACGGCTAGTGATAGCTCTTGTAGTAATGGAAAAAGGCTTATGGTTAAGCCAGTCACACATGATGAGATTGCACTAAACCGTAATAATCCATTTAAAAAGCCTAGCATACTTCGGTATGTGTGGAGATTAGATAACTCAGGAGATAAGCATGAGCTTGTTACTGACGGTTCTTTCTCTGTAGCAGAGTATCATTTGAGATACTTGAAGACTTTGACACCAATTGTTATTGGAACGGATGTAGTTGATGGCGCAACAGGTCCTTTAGATTGTGAACTTAATAGTATTATGCATAAGCAGATTATTGATGAAGCAGTTAAAATAGCAACAGGGGTCACTGATCCTGAAAAGTATCAGATTAAAACAATAGAGCAACAAGCGGGCAATTAATTATTTTATTAAAACAAAACAAAAACAAAAACAATGAGTACATTTTCACAAAAAGATCTACAGTTGTTATTCGTAGGTGGAGCAGCAACTGCAACAACAGGTGCTATTGACGCAATGAATGACGGTGAGATTGGTATTTTTACTCCAGCAGGAACACGTATTACTGAAGCTACTGCAGCAACTGCAACTAAATTCATTATCGTTAAGAAAACTGCTAACGGAGGAGTTCCTTTAGTATCTCCAGTTTTAAACAAAGCTGATTTAACTTTAGCTAAAAGAACTATATTTGCAGCAGCTACTGAACAAGTAACTACTGTTGGTTATGATGGAACTACTGGTTCTATTGAAGCTATCAATGATAATGAGTACCACCTACGTATTTCTTTACGTCAAGGTTATACTTCTAATCATGGTGGTCTTTACCTTAAGCACGCTTTCTACAAGTCAGATGTTAACGCAACTGAATTAGAGATTGCTTCTGCTATCGTTAAAGATGCTACAGCTAACTTATCTAAAGATGCTGAAGCTATCGCTATCGTTTCTTTACTATGTAACAATGCTGGTACATCAACTACTGGTACTGTTGACGTTGTTAAAGGATCTTACAAAGCTGTTGCTTCTGTACCTGGTGACTTTGAAGTAGGTGGTGTTCTTAGATTAGGAACTGCTACTACATCTCCAGTTTACAAGATAGTTTCTATCGCTGGTGATGTTCTTACTTTAGATACTAAAGTAAACGAAGCATCTGCACAATACGCTATCGCTGCTGCTGAAGCTGTATCTGCTGCTGATTCTATCGCTGCATCTTACGGTGTTAAACTTACAGGAGTTGCTTCTAAGCACGTTGTAGGAAAACTTCACGGTGATTTAATGCCTAACGCATTTGACGTTACTTTAGAGAACTTTGGTTCAACTGCTGCTGTAGTTGCTACTGCTGCTTCTGCTGGTAACGGTACTGAGAAGCAAGTTGCTGAATTAGAGTGGTTCTGTCAAGGTAACGAAGGTGATTTCCATAGAATGGGTGAGCCTAACGTAATCGCACGTAGAACTGAAGTTTCTGGTAACTACGATCTTATTGATCTACGTTCAGTTGAACTTTACACAGATTCTATTACTGTTGGACCGGTATCTAAAGAAATTACTTTAGCTATACCTGCAACAGCTCCTAACTATGCAATTGCTGGTACTAGTGATGATATCACTGACGTATTAGAGGTTCTTGCATTTGGATCTGCAACAGGAGCATTGGCTGTATCATAAGTCAAGCTTTTTAAATAACCCTAAAGGGAGGATTGAATTTTCTTTCCTCCCTTTTTTTATACCCAAGAAATCAAGAAATTATGGCAATAGCAACATTAACCTCTAACATTAGGGCTTGCTTTGATACTGGCTGTACGACATTAAATATTTATGACACTACAGGCGTAGAATCAACAGCAAACTCAGGTGGATGGGGAGCAACAAACATTAATACTGCAGATGTTACAGGCGCAATTATAACTTACACTACTCCAGGAGGGTCTCCAGTAGAGGTAGATGTAACAAGCGCAATTACTTCACAAACAACTGTAGGATGTGAATTCCTTTTAGCTAGTATTGAATTACCGGCTTTAGATGGAGACTACGACTTTTCTTACGCAGTTACTGCGGCAAGTGGGACAAAAACTAAAACAATCAGCATACTATCATTATGTGTAGTAAGATGCTGTATAGATAAATTATGGGCAAAAGCTGCTCTAGGCTTAATGGAAGAAGACTGTAACTGTGTAGATGATAAAACATCTTATACAAACCGTGCTCTAGTAGCAGAGGCAACTTACAGAGCTATTCTAAGTGGAACATCTTGTAACAATACAAATGCAAGAGCTGCTCTACTAGCTAAGCTACAAAGAATATGTAAATTAGAAAATTGTAATTGTTAAGATATGGCATGTAATGATAACGGATGTTTAGATACATCAACGATAGTAATACCTACAGGTGCTGACGGAGCTCAGGGACCACAAGGTATTCAAGGAGCTACTGGACCTACAGGACCTACCGGTCCAACTGGACCTACAGGAGCACAAGGACCAGCAGGAACTAATGGTACTGATGGTACTAACTCTACAGTTGCAACAGTAATACAAGATGGTTTAATACAAAACTCTGTAACTGGAGCTGCTGATGTTGGATCTATGAGTAGTTTTGCAGGTTATTCTGAAACTATACCTACAATAGCTGTAGGTGACAAATTAACTATAGAAGCTTATTACTCAAGACTAGTAGCACCTGCTTCTGGTGGATCAAATTTTTACTTTAAGTTTGGTACTGCAGGATATGTTCCTGCAAATGGTAACGTAGGGAGTGAATCTTACGGAAGTGATTTACCTTACTCTAATAAAGATATCCTACAGACTCAAATTAAAATGACTATAACAAGACTAAATAGTACTACAGTATTTTATGAGTACAATCAATTTCTATTAGAAGGATTTGGTGTAGGTCAAAATGTAGGTAGTTTCTTTGGGACAGCTGCAATAAACTTAGATAGTGTTACTGCAATTACTCCAGAGGCATTTGTATCTCCAGGAGGACAAACACAATTATCTTATTTTAGAGTAATTAAAAACTAATCAACTATGACAAACGCAGATAAACAACTAATAATCCAAGACCTTCAATGTAAGCACGGAGATTGGTTAATTAAATATGATAAAAACTTATCATATGGAATCTGTACACAAGCATGGATGGAACGCAATTTAATGATAAGCAACTTAATAGAAGTACTTTACAGGTATAATCCTAGGAGTACTTCTAATTGCTTAGAGCTAACAGATATTAATAACATTGTATGTTCATTAAGAGAATTGTTAGTAGACTGTAATTGCTAGTGTACACAAAATAATATAGTATGGAAATAAAATTAAACAAAACATTAATAATTATTTGTATCATACTTCTTTTTATTGTATCTTTAACGACATGCAATAACAGGCGTGGCAGCGGAGATGTTACAACTGTAGAGACAACTTATGACACTACACACGTAACTCTCACTGACACAATACCTTTCTATAATATTATAGACTCAATACGGGTAATAAACTTACCGATTGTTTCAGAAACCTCAAACTCAGATAGCTCTGAGTTTTCTTATTTAACAGAAGTTAGTGACTCTTTACTAGATGGTAGGATTTCTACTGTAGTAAAAAGTGACGGTACTCTAGTTAATCAAAATTTTACTTATTTACCAAAGTTTCCTAAATACATTAATAGAGTAGATTCTATTTTTGTTACCAAAGAGATTAAGACAACAACCGTTAGAAATACATGGAGTATTTATGGTGGAGTAACATTAGTCCCTGTTCAAACACCGGCTATAATAGGTTCACTAGGTTTTAAAAGTAGAAAAGGTCATATGTATGAACTGGGATACAATCCCTTTAACCGTGACATCTTTGTAGGTGTTAAATTTCAACTTTTTAAAAAATAATTAAATGGCAAGAAAACAACCAACCAACTTTCCTATATTAACTCGTCCAGAGGATTTAGAGTTTTTAACAGGGCAGTACAAGGGGAAGGACTTCAAGGTGGAAGCAGGGAAGTTTTTAGAAGGGGCAGCAGAATACATTGAAGCTCCAACAGCAGATGCAATGGCAGCCTTTACGCAAGGTTATTTTGCAGTAGAGACTGGTTACCATCACGGTGGCGTAGCCACAGATACAGTTATAAGTCTTTCCGCAGTAGATACTTGGGTAGACATAAATTTTACTACAGATGCTTCAGGTTTATTTGATGAGCGACCAACAACTATGGTTACAGCTAATGCAATAGCATTTGATGATTCTACAGGATTATTTAAACTAGAAGGATTATCTACAGAAGCATTTGCTACATTTAGATCATCTTTTTCTTTTGATCCAGATGAAGATAATGGAGAGTTATCAGTAAGATTACTATTTAATCATCACTCAGGTGTTACACCTACTACATCTACTATTGAAACAATAGCCGGTAGTTTTGCGCAAGGAGCTGATGAAGATTATGTACTAGAGCCACTACTTACATTTAAAGTCGGTGCAGATATAGATACTAATAGTACAGGTGATGCTGGTACATGTAAGTTACAAATCAATTCAACAGTACCAGGTACACTTTCAATGAGAGGTCTTACTTGGTTTTTATACAAATAAGATATGGCAAAGATAAAAATTTATTCAGACCTAGCGTCAAATACTATTTTCTTTGAAGGAGCTAAACTAACTAACAAAGCAGTTGGTGAGGTAGAAGCATTAGCCCACCCAACAGAGGAGGATAGAGTTATAGTTAAAAGTACCCGATTATTCAAGAAAGGTTCTACTACAGAATATAGAGTATTTTTAAAGAGGTTAAATATTAGTAGAATACGAAATAAAGATGGACAAGACTTAACAGCTGCTCCTTTTAATTTAGATAGAGATGGTATTATAACTTATCTTAACGAGCAGTTTAAAAAACCAACTATTACTGAGTACTTTGAGTATGACGCTACTAAAGATAGACTTGTAGCAAAGAAGGATGTAGAAGTTGCAAAGAATGGTTTTTTCTTAGGTGAAAAACACAAGATGGCTTCAGGTAACTCTAATATTTATTTTGAAGATTTAGGTAACAAAACAAACTCTTACCCAATCTTTGGAGAAATACTAGATCAATCAATACCGGCTAACCAAGCTGCAGGTGCAGGGTTTAATAAACCTAAGAGTAGAATCTTTACTGATTTTCAGTCTACTCCTTTAGGCGGTACTCCTGTTAATGATACTGCTATACCTTACGATGGTGATAACTTTTTCCCATTCAATATTAGTGGTGTTGGTATTACAACAAGAGCAGCGGAAGTAGTTTCGCCAACTCAACAATTAAAATATGAAATTACAGTTAATGGTATTTCTGTTTATGTTCAATATTTAGAGCATAATGGATTTGCAGTCAACGAGGATATTACTTGGTACTTTGATCAACCTTTAGATATTGAGACAGGGACAACTCTTAGGGCTACTATCTATAAAATATCTACAGTAAATAACCAAGAGCAGAGTGATGGTATATTACAAGTATGTGAAGGTGATGCTACACCAACAAGATACCAAACAAATGTATTGAACAGATTTTTTACAGATGAGCCTATAGCTCTTAAAAGTGATGTTGATCAATTGTTATCTGGTTCTACTTATAAAGGAGCTTATAATGGTTCTACAAGTACACCAACACTTCCAACAGGAACAGATGCATTAGGAGACTTCTATAGAGTTTCAGCTGCAGGTGGTGGATATGCTACAGGAGATATTTTAGTATACAACGGTTCTTCTTATGATCATATTGCAGAGGGTAGTATAACACAGACTGACTTAGTAACTTCTTCTATGAGGGTATATGATGTTTATGTTAAAGCAAATTACACAGGTAGTATTTCTGATGGTTCTATCTTATATCCTTATGGAGACATTGTTTCTGCCATTACAGCGGCTAATGATGGAGATACAATCTACTTAGACGGTATATTTAATATTACTACTGAAATTGTTTTACCAGCTGGTAAGTCACTAACTTTCTTGGGAGCAGATAACACTACTATACAATATACAACATATAGTACTAGTAACGGCTCTATTATGTCTTATACTGGAAGTAACACTAAAAACCTTGTCTTTAAAAACATTATTTTTAAAAATGCAGGAGCTTACGGATTATATTTAAAGAAAAATTCTACAGTTGAAATAAGGAAATGTAAGTTTATAAATAATGGTTGGAATGGTACAGGACTTCATACGGTGCTTTCTAAGAACGTTTCTGGGGTTTTAGGGTATGATTCTACTAATACTGAATTACAAGCGTTCTACGCAGGTGCAAATGCATCTAACGGTGGTGCTGTAAGATTAGAAGAGTGTACTAAACCTTTAGTAAGAGAATGTAGAACTGAAAATAACTTTAGAGGTATTAGATTACAGGATTGTGGTATAAACGGTGGTGGTTTTGTTATTGAGAACCAATCATTAAATAACATTGAATCTGGTATTTATCTTGCTGCTGGTTCTTTAGGAGGTTGTCAGAATATTACAGTAACAATTAATTACTCTTCTTACAATGCTAACAATGGTTTACTTTGTATTGGAGGTATAAATAATAAGTTTAGCCAAAACGAAGTTAACGGAAACTGGAATGCTGGTTTTTGTGGATGGGGTGCTGCTAATGCTACATTAAGAGATTGTGGTCTTTATGACAACAACAGATCTCAGTACAATGGTATTGGTAATACAGGAGATGCTAAAGCGTCTATACAAATTAATGAGGCTTATAATTATTTAGGTACTACTATAAGTGCTAATTCTAATTATAGATTTATAGCTGAGATACTAGATACGCAAGTACACTACACAGGGCTTGGCTCTAATACAGATAAGATAGGATTCTTAGTAGATTCTTCTGTTGGTTTATTAGCTGATAATGATAAGAACATAATCAAAGTTGATGATGTAGGATTTATTGGACAGGATTATGCTGTAGATTTAAGTGAAGTAGATACTACTAATTTACGTCTAAGTTTAGGTGATAATTCATACCAAAGTATAGGAGAAAAAGCAGTAAGAGAGCCAGTAGATGGTTACTACTACGAGCTTCCATTCTCTAATCACTCTATGGTATTAAATAACGTTGATTTAGCTGTTACAAATACAGGTAACATTATTGTTAAAGAAGGTGCTTCTGGAGCTACTATAAACCCTTACTCAGTAAATGAGTTACAGGCATTAGCTCACGGTACAGAGATTAAGGTAATATTAAAAGGATCAAGGAAAATCCAATTTATAGTGCCTGTTTCCGGTTGTAGTATTGATGGTACTATGGTTAATTCTGTATTATCATCGGCTTTAGTACAGTTAAATGATTTATTTAGTAACACTACAGGTTTTGCAAGTGGTGGAAATCCAGTTACTAACTTTGTTTTAAGTAATAATAATTTAACTTTAACACTACAAGACGGTACATCATTTACTGTAGACGTTACTACGTTAGGTGTAGATGAAAATAAATTTGTATCTAGTGGTGCTTTAAATGGTTCTAATTTAGAGCTTACTATGAATGATTCTTCTGTAGTTACTATAAATGCTAGTAATATGATCAACGGTAGTTCTTTACCTGCGATTTCAAATAACTGGTTTATATCTTATGGTAACAGTGCTGGCGATCAAATTACATCAGCTTCAATAGTAACTACTTACGAAAATAAACAACCATTCTATAATGGTGATTTCTTAGAAAAGGGTGAAGAGTATACATGGACACACGATAACAACGGTACCTATATTTTAGGGGTATACAGTGGAGCAGAAGAAACAAGTGATTCATTAGAGATAACTTACAATGCTAAATGGTCTCAAAATTTCAAGTTCTCAAGATCTTTAGGCGTTGTTAGAGAAACTTCTGTAGGTGTAGATGTAGCTTCTAGGTATACTAGCGGTTATACAATTACAAATAATACTGTATTTGCTTTAACTTATGATACAGATAACTACTTAAAATTATACGACATATCTAATAATGATAGAATTCTTATAGGGCAGTCTAATACAGCTTTAGTTGGTAGTAACGTTACTATCTCTATGGGTGGTGAAAATCAACCTAACGCTAAATTCCCTGTAATGATTAAGAGATATTCTGAGTGGACAATAGTTCATGATTTTGATGGAACTGAAGGTCCTTTAACTGACGGTCTTAATCAAGATAGTGTTATTAAATCTAACATAGCTATAAGTCCAGGTGAGCTGTTTATGGCTAATTTTAACTTCTTTGGGAGATCTCAAAAGTTTGGTATAGGTTATCCAGGTGCTTCTAGTGGTAACTCTAACGCTCACTATGATATTACTGCTGCTTTTAGCTACGGTTCTTCAGAGCAGATTATTATGGCAAACTCAGGTGAGTGGACGTTTAATTCTAATAATACTTACTACCAATCATCAACTGGTGGATGGTGGTGGAGAAACAACAGCACTAACGCAGGTATGCTTTCATTAAGATACCAAGCTGACAATTCATTGGAGTTATGGTCAGAGGATGATTCAGAATTAATAGCTACTAAGAGTATTGACTTAGATGGTAGTGATATACATTTTTTCTATGGAGTTAATGAGGCTAGTACTGTACAGTTAATACCAAGTATTTCTAAGCAAACAATAGGAGCAGGCTCACAACCTATAACTTCATTTGCACCGGATATTAGCGATCAATCTTTTAGTATTACGGAAGGAGACTCTTTAAATGTACAGATAGCATTAGATAGTGGCTCAGATATAGTTAATATTTATGGAGAAGAAAATGCACCATCTTGGGCGATATTAAATCAATCTACAGGTGTATTTACGGGAACAGCTCCAGCTTATACTGGTTCATCTGATACATATGTAATTAGTTGTAAAGCAGCAAATGCTCTAGGAGGTATTACTTCTTTTAATATTACTTTAAATGTATTAGAGATAACGTACACTAATACTAAATCGTTAAAATTTGAAGATGGAGTTAATTCTTACTTAGGAGGTAACGCATCTCTAGTAACTTCTTTAGAGCGTTCTGGTAATGGTTCTGGAGCTTCTGAGGCTTGGTCTATAGGTATGTGGATTAAAAGAGGGACTTCTAATTCTGGTCAATCATTGTTTTACTATGGTCACAATGATACTACTAATAATGGACATATAGAGATAAGATTAATTAGTAGTGGTCGTATAAGATTAAAGTACGGAAGTAGTAACAACCAAATACAAGTACAAACTAGCACAGCGTCAGGTATAGATACTAGCTGGAATCACGTTCTAGTAACTTATGACGGTGGTACTACTGGAGCTTCTTCTGGTTCTTTGTCTAGTTATTACGGAAGATTTAAGATATTTGTGAATGGGGTTTTAGCTAGTGTTACTAACAGCCATCAAAACTATGGTTGGTCTGGTTCTATAGTAGGTCAAAACTTCAGATTTGGTAAATATGTTTCTGGAAACTATCCTAAAGATTTATTATTAAATCAGTTAGTTATATGGGATTCAGATCAATCTAGTAATATATCAGGTATCTATAACTCAGGAAATACACAAGATATGACTGACAGCTCTACTATGTCTGGCTCAGTAAACACTAGTTACCTATCTCCTGACCATTATTATGAAATAGAAACAAGTACAAGTACTATTTCAGATATTATAGGAACTGCTCACTTTGTGGGGTACAATTTCTCTAGTACTGATTTAGTAACTGATGCGCCTTAATAAACAAAGATCCCCTGCTTCATTGGTGGGGGATTTTATAAGTTACTGAAAATGTTGCATATGTTAATATTTTTCCGTATCTTTGAAGAATATAGAATAATAACCCACACTTTAAAAATTAAACAACATGAGTGAAGAAACAACAAGACTACAAAAAATGACAGCTTCTAGAGGTGTTGTGATTTGTAACGATACTAACGCAGTATCAAGAAAATTTGATGGATTCCTAGTATTGGAAGACACAGTAGTTGCCAGCTTAAAGGTAAGCGGATCTACAGCTAATGTTATTGCTAACTATGTAACAACTCCTGCAACAGCTATTAAAGCCGGTGCACTGATTACACCGCAAGCAAATGACATGTTTACAGAAATTACTTTAACAAGTGGTTCTGTATCTATAATTCTTTAAAACTAAAACTATGTACGGATATTTTCATACACCTTTACGTTATGCACCTGGAATGGGTAGTATCTCTTTAGGTACACTATTGACTAATGCATTCCGCACAAGGGTTGAAGCAGATGGAGGAACAGTAGAAGCAACCTCTTATTTAAAAAGTACAATTACATCATTAGGGACTACATTAACTGATTCTGATTTTTCAGTATTACCTCACGGTTATAAGGCGTTTAAGCTTTATGCTTTTACAGATGATGCAGCAGATGATTTAACTTTTCAGCGAGCTTCTACTAGTACAAGAGTAAATTCAGCAGGACTTATTGAGACAGTAAGTAGTAACATACCTAGAATAGATTATAAAGTAATAGATGCTCCTGTAATATTAGTAGAGCCACAATCTACAAACTTAGTAACTCATTCTACAGATATAAGTGATTCATCTTATACTATTATAAGAGCTTCTGTAATTGACAATGGAATAACTACACCAATAGACGGTCAAACAGCACAAAAGGTTGTAGCTACCTCAGCAACTGGTAACCATTTCTTAAGAGAAATTGTATCTAACCCTACAGCGAGTACTTATACAGTAAGTGCTTTTATTAAAAAGGCAGGATGTAATGTGGCTCTTCGTGTTACTGGTGCATCATTCAGTAATCGTATAGAGTGGCAAATAGATTTGTCTGATGGTTCTGATATTAACTTTACTCAAGCCGGTACATTTTCAGGTACTACATCAGTAGAGGCTTTAGCTAATGATTGGTTCAGAGTAGAGGCGGTAATAACATTGTCAAGTTCAGACACTAAATTGGAGAGTAGTTTCTTTGTACTTAACCCAGCAAATAATAACGTTGGTGGTTGGACTGGAGATGACGCTTCTGGATTCTACTTAGCAGGTTATCAAATAGAGAATCGCTCTGGAGCTACTTCTTATATTCCTACTTCTGGAACAGCTGTAACAAGAGTTGCAGATACTGTCCAAAGATTTAACTTACCTATTGGTTCAGATACTGTAGTCGCAACATTTGAAGATGGGACAACAGACGTTACAACAGGTGGCGGAGGATTAGCAACATACACTTTACCAGTAGGTAGAATAAAAAGTGTAATTCAAATACCATAAGATGAATATTTACAAATTAATTTATAAGACAGATGCCTCAGCTTTATCTGATTTAGTGAAGCACGGTATCTATAAAAAAGAAAATAATAAATACGTTCTATGTAACCCAAATAGTGCTGTAGTTCGTGTAGGGCTTATAGAAAAGACACCAGCAGTAATAAATTCAGACGGGGACACAACGACACCAGCAACATTTTACTCAGAGATTGCTTACGATGTTATGACAGAAAAAACTATTAAGTTTAAGAAGTCAAATATAGCTAACGTAACTAATCCAAAACATAAATTTGCCGGGATCCAAAATTAATATTTAACAAACACACACACATGATCAACCTTATTTACACATTGGCTAGTGGAGGTACAGACATAAGTACGATCTTGATTACTGTTGTAGGGACAGTAGGTGCAGGAGGTACAGTTAAATTAGTTCAAATGATTCTTAACTATCGCAAAGAAATACGTAAAGACGAAGCAGCCAAAGAAAGCCGCCCGTGGATTGAGTATAAAGAAAGCGTACAAGAACGTATAGCTACTTTAGAAAGTCTAGTAGTAAAGTTAAGAAAACATATTGAAACATTAATCACAACTCACTCAGAGCGAGTGATAGATTTATCCACGGAGAACGCAACTCTTATTGCTGAATTAAAAGCAGCTTTAGAAGAGATTGAAGAACTACGTGAAGAGCTAGGAAGGCTTAACCAATAATTACTTAAAACGATGAGAGTATTTGATATTTTTAAAAAGAAGACGTCTGTTAACAAGAAAGAATTAATTAAGTTAATGAAAGCAGCAGACGAAGCTCCTGCACAGTTGGAGAAACTTGGAAAACAAATGGAAGAATTAGAAGCCAGGTTAATCCAAGAAATTCACGAAGGTTGCGCTAAGTTATTAGAAAAATAAAAAAAAAGTGCCGTCAGGTATTGTTTTAGTAAATAGTTTTTGTATCTTTGTAAAACAAGGAATTAAACAACGAGAAATATTTGTACTAAAGTAGTACTAGTATTATAACTTAAACAGATGTGGCGATAGGGGTCACATCTTTATTTAAAACAATTATGACTAAAGAGGCACTAAAAAAGTTTTTAATATCAAAGCCAGGTTACATTAAATCTGGAGCACCTAAAATTTCAAGAATATTTAATGTATCTATGAACATCGCTACTGCAGCACGTAAGGCAGCTATGGCAGAGATTGCAGAGGATACTGAACCAGTTCCAACACAAGACGCTTTATACAAAGAGTTCTTAGAATGGAAAGCAAACGCTAATCCGTTTAAAAAGATTCCAACAGAAAGACTACCAAAACCGTATACAGGTGGTAATCCTGATAACGTATTAGTTATTGGAGATTTACATGAGCCATTCTGTTTAAAAGAATATTTAAAGTTTTGTAGAGAAATACAAGAGCGTGATGATTGCGGAACAGTAGTCTTCATTGGCGATGTTATAGATAATCACTACAGCTCATACCATGAGTCAGAAATGCAAACGTTTGGACCAAATGAAGAGTTTGATGTTGCAAAGGCTAAACTACAAAGATGGTACAAAGTATTTCCAGAAGCATACGTAACAATTGGTAACCATGACCGTATGGTACACCGTAAAGCTAAGTCAGCAGGTATAGCTGATCAATGGGTTATAGATTACTCAACTGCATTAGGAACTCCAGGATGGAAGTTTGTGCATGAGGTTATGATTCAAGGAGTATGTTACAATCACGGAGAAGGTGGAACAGCAAGAAGTAGAATGAAGAATGATCTTTGTCCACAAGTACAGGGTCACTTACACTCACAATTCTATGTTGATTATTCTGTAGGAAAAGAACATAAAATCTTTGGTATGCAAGTAGGTTGTGGAATTGACAGAACTGCATTTGCATTTGCCTACGGTAAGAATGGACCTAAGCCAGTCATTGGTTGTGGTACAGTAACTAATAAAGGAAAACTTCCATGTTTATACCCAATGGAATTAAAATAATTAAAGAGAATAAACAGGATGTGGGGTTCTGGAGAGGAGGGCTACTATGTGGTCCTCCATTTCTCGTTTTTAAACATACACTATGACTTACAATGAAATAGCCTTTGATATCTTAGAGATACTAAAGGGTAACCAAATTAGTGATGACAATGATATCAGTTTAGAGCAGATACTTTATCACGTAAATAATCAAAGAGCTTTGTTACTTAGAAATGAGTATAACAAGCCTGGTCGTAAAATAGACCAACATCTAGTGTCAGACTTAGGATGTTTAAAACTAATAGAAGTAGATGCAGCAGAATGTTGCTCTGTAGATATAGGGTGTATAGCTCTAAGAACAGAAAAGAAGATCCCTGCATTACTAGAACTACATAGTGGGACAGCATTACAAAGAGTTGGACCAGTAAACAAACTAGCAGCTCCGTATTCAGTTACATCGGGTACAGTATCTCATTACAGAAAATACAACAAGTACACAGGTAACGATATTCAAGCTGTATTCTTAAATGACTACATCTACTTAATTCTACCTAAGCCACAAGATCAGGCAATAGAATATATCAACGCTAGAGTAGTGGTAGCAAATCCAATAGACTTATTAGACTTTAAATGTGACAGTACAGGTACAGCTTGTTTCAGTTACGATGATGAGTATCCTATTAACAACTGGATGATACCTTACATGAAAGAACAAATACTACAACAATTTGGAATGAGTTTACAAGTTCCAAAGGATAACGATAATAACGCTAAAGATAATAACAGTCAAAGCTAATACATGAAACAGAGGAAAGGGAAGCAATCTGAGAAACATAAAGCGCATATAAAGAGTAGAGATTTTTATCATCACTACAGCATAATGCACTTTAAAGGACACGACAAAAAAAGGAACAGAGTTTTAATAGATAGAGATAGCGCATTTTATGTAGACTACTCTACTTATTGTCAAGTAATAGATTCTTTTAATAAACAATTAAGAGATGAGATACTTTACAACTCATTTGACTTTAACATGCCATATAGACTTGGTCTACTAGGTATACGGAAAAAGAAACTTACACCTTGGATAAATAAGGAAGGGGAGTTAGTTAATCCGTTACCAATAGACTGGAAAGCTACAATGGATCTATGGGAAGTAGATGAGGAAGCTAAACGCCTAAAGAAACGTGTAAGACATTATAACGAACATACAAAAGGCTATATCGCCCAATGGTACTATTCAACTACAAAGGCTACATATCAATGGAAGAGTGCATACTCTTTTATACCCTGTAGAACTGCTAAGTTAGATTTGAGTAAAGTACTTAAAGACGAAGACAGCAAAATTGATTACTATTTACTATAAACTAAAACAATGCTTGGAAACGGAAAATACGTATCTATAGAACCTATACTTGCAAAGGTATACCGTGATATGGGTATGACAGAAGACTTAGACATTACTGACGCAATTGAGTGGGCAGGTGAAGCTATGGAATTCATAGGTGCAACTGTATTTCTTAATGAGAAAGTAAAGTCTATAGACGTAGAAAATTACAAAGCTAAGCTACCAGTAGAATTACACTACATTAATACGGTAGCAGGAGTAGACATGGTAGTAGATAAACTAAATTGTCCGGATGAGAACAGTATAGCTTACACAGCTATGCGTTATACAACGGATTCATTTCATCATTGGAGATGTGGATTTTCTGAAGATAGCTCTTGTGCATCTGATTTAACATACTCTATAAACGATGATTACTTATTTCCTAACTTCTCTGAAGGTAAGGTATTAATTTCTTACATGGCTATGCCTGTAGATGAAAGAGGTTACCCTACTATTCCAGATGACGTTAAATTTAAAGAGGCTGTAGCTTCTCATATTAAATGGAGAATAGGTTTTATTAGATGGATGTCTGGTAAGTTACCAGGAGCTGTTTATCAGAAACTAGAGCAAGATCGCGATTGGTATATTGGAGCAGCACAAACTAGAGATAAGATGCCTTCAGTAGATATGGCAGAATCTATTAAGAATAACTGGTTAAGACTTATACCAAAGATTAATCAACATGCAGACGGACATAAGTCAGCAGGAAAAGCAGAACAACGTATAACACATAACTCATAAAAGATGGAAGCAAAACAAGGGTACCTTAAAGGTATGGACCAAGATTCTTCTTTCTCTAAAAGAGATCCTAACTCTTATTTTTCTGCAAAGAACTTTAAAGTGGTTACAGATGGAGGAAACTCTTCTGGATCTTTAGAAACTGAGGCAGGAACTAAAATAGCTTTTAGCATCCCAAATATAGCGGAGATGACTTTAGGGGATGTTAGTACATCGGTTATACCAGCACAAAACAATTTAAAAATAATAGGCTCATGTACATTAGTAGATGAGTTAATCTTATTTACAACTGAAAATACTAGTGCAACTACAGGAGATGCATATGGACAAATTTGGAAGTGTAAGTACGATGAAAATACAGATGAGATTATAGGATTAAATAATGGTTTTCTTACAGTAGAAGACCATCTTATGTATAATCAAAAATTAGGTTTTTCTACAGAGTTCCGTATTAACAAGGCAGTTGCTTTGTACGAGACAGAGAATAAACAAAGAGTATACTGGACAGATAATAACAATCAAGTTAGGGTTTTTAATTTAGCTGATCCAAATAGATTAAATACTGAGATAAATACTATTGACTTGTTTCCAGGAACAACATTAGCACAACCTGTAGTACAATCATTAGGAGTAGGAAGTCTAACAACAAGTACTCAGATTCAGTTTACATACAGGCTATTAAAGTCTAGTGGAAGTGAGACAGGTTATGCGCCTCCATCAGTTATGTATCCTTTAACACAGGCAACTACAGAAAATACTAACTATGAGACTTTTTCTGCTGGAGGTACTAGTGCTAATAAAAGTGTTACTTATACAATTAAAGGTTTAGATACTACGTACGAAGTAATACAACACATTGCTGTACTATACAATAATAATGGTACACTAGCAAGTATATCTGAGTTTTCTGAACAATCTATCCCGCAAACTGGGGAAGTAACAGTAACTTGTTCTTCTCTTGCAAATGCAACAACAATACCTTTAGAAGAGTATGCTATAATTAACACAGGTTTTACTAAAGCTAAAGATATAGAGGTACAAGGTAATAGATTGGTAGCAGCAAACCTTACTACTAAAGAAAGCGAGTTAAACTTTGATGCAAGAGCATATAGATTTAATAGTCCTACTACAAAGTACTCACCAATACAGTCAGAGTATCCATTAGCTGATTTGAATAATCAACCAATGGCACTTTTGATAGATAAAGATGATCCTACACAGAATATATTACTTACAAACAATTCTACCGCAGGTGGACCTTTGTATGATTCTGTACCTAAAGAACATGATTGTATAAACATTTTAAATACAGAAACAGAAGCCAATTGGGCTACTGCAGCACAACAGTATAAATACCAAGCAGACGGTGTTACTTTAGGTGGACAAGGTAAGAATATTTCTTATGAGTTTACTACACAAGATGTAAGTGGTGCAACGTTTTTTAATGGTAATCAATCTACTGATGCAGATAAGAAAATACAAGTACACGGATTTCCTCCAGGTACAACGCCTATTTATTCAGGTGCTTTAGAAGCGGATGGAACATTAAAGCCGATATACATTGAGAATCAATTAAACAGTATGGCTGCTCCTTGGGCACATGCAAACTTTTCTGGTTATGCTAGAGGTGAGGTTTATAGATTTGCAATTGCATTACACGATAATAATGGTGCAGTAGGTTTTGTAGAATGGATTGGAGATATCAGATTCCCTGAAGTAAGGGATGGATTTCCTTTATCTAGTAATACAGGCACACAGGCTGCTTATGGTACATTACAATTAAAACAATTAGGTATTAAATTTACAGTTGATGTAAGTAGTATATCTGATAAGATCTCAGGTTATTCTATTGTTAGATTACCTAGAGAAACACAAGATAAAAGTAAGTTAGGTACAGGTGTCCATATGTTTTTTGGAGCAATTACAGAAGCTCATGGTGGTTCTGTAATTCAAAGTTATTACGATACAGGTATACCTGCAACATCTAGTGCGGTTACTAATCCGTTCTACACTAGTTGTAGAGTAACACTTGACGGAGATGATGACAACGTACTTATGCACTTAAATGATATACCTGGGTATTCTGTTATGAATGGTTCAGGAGCAGGTCTGACTGGTCTTGGGTTAAATAGTAACCCTATAGGAACAAGAAGACTAGGACACTTTATTAGTCCACTTGGGACAATAGATACTTCTATAACGCATAAAAGTGGAGATTACATTGAAACATTAGGTTACTATGGTGGTTTTATGAATCACTGGGCTAGTAACCCAGGGAGTACTGCTGAGACTGATGCACAAGAGAATTTTTACTATAAAGGCTATGATACATTTGAAGAAGACCTAACTACTATAGAAAGATATGAAGTAGCTTATGCTATGAAACTAAAGCCAGGACAAATCATAGATAATACTAATGATTTATTACCTAATACAGATAAGACAACAATAACTAATTTTGATGCTAGTGGTTCTAGTATAGTTGATTCTGATCCAGGATTACATAATAGTTCTTATAGTAGAGGTAAAGCAGGTTTAACTTCAAATTCTAAAGAATTACATCCTTTAGGTATTGGTAATGCTAAACTAGTATGGAGATTAAACATTGAAGGTACTTCTGGAGGATCTGTTACACCTAGTGTTCCTCACATGTCTACATCTATGAGACACTTGCATTCAAATGGTACTGTCTCTGATGGACTACAAACAGTTAATTTTAATGGAGGACGTGTAAGTAACGAAAACATTAAAGCAAAGTCAGTTAGTTACAGAAGATACTTAACTAATCAATACGGTGGAGATACCTATGAAAGTAGAAGTACTAACGAGTACCAATACATAGGACATTACCAGGTTACTAAAAATGTACCTGCAGCGGAAGTATTATCTACAAAAGTATTTGGAGGTGATTCATACGTAAATTACTTTGACTCTGAAGCAATAGAGAGATACAATAATAATGAGCAACCAACTCACTCTAGATATAAATCATTTGACATAAATTCACTATCTACAGCTATAATTGTACCGGTTGAATCTAGTGTAAACACAGAGTATAGAACAGGCAATACCTGGAGAGTAGATAGAATAGCAACAAATGACTATTCACAAAATGATAATTCTATCTATAGTGGATGGATGGGCGAAGACCTAGTTCAGAATAAGTACTTTGCACGAGACTTTTTATCTGATTTTGTAAATTCACATCCTAATCAGTTATGGGCATCTGACGTTAAGATTAACGGTGAGTTATTTGACAGCTGGCGTTCATTCCCTATAGCCAATAAAAGAGATGTAGATGGGATATATGGTCCTATTAATAAAATACTTTCTTTTAAGGATACATTACTATACTATCAAGATAGAGCATTTGGTATGGCGTCATTAGATGAACGTAGTGTAATCAATGATACATCAGGACAATCTCTAGTATTAGGAGAAGGTGGTGTATTCCCAGATTATAGATACATATCAACTAACAGCGGTACAATACACCAAAACTCTGTAATAGGAACTGAAAGTGCAGTTTATCATTATGATGCAAGGTTGCAGAAACTAATGAGGTATTCTGGAGGATTAGAGCAGTTATCAGATCTTAAAGGTATGAGTAGTTTCTTTGGTAATAACATTAAAGGAAACATTACAAATACAGATAAAACATTAAGATCAACATCAACTGGTTTAGCTATAGGAGTGCACGGTGCATACGATGCTAAGTTTAACAGAGTATTGTATACGTTCTTATCAGACTACAAAGTATTTAAAGTATCTGATTTTATAGTAACACCGACAGATGGACAAAAGTTACCACCATTGACTATTCCACAGGGAACGTTAATACAAGTAGGTAACGTTGTTTATGAGGCAGTAACTACGGTTGTAGTACCTTATTCTCAACCACAAGCTAATCCTGATTTTACAGATGCTACGTTGTTTACTGTTAAGAAGTCACCTTCGTTTACATTAGGCTATAACGAGCTTCTAGGAGCATTTGAAAGTTTTTATGACTATGAGCCTCAAATGTATTTAGAATACGGTAGGAGACTATTATCTGTTAACCCTAATGCTAAGAATGAATTACATCAGCACAACGTAGGTGTTAACGGACAGTTTTATGGTATCAACTCTACATCAGAGCTACATACTATATTTGCACAACCAGCGGATATTAACAAAATATGGAATAACATTGCATTTGTTAATGAAGTTTATGATGCTGCAGGATTAGATAAGTATGACGTAACGTTTGATAGTATGCAATTCTTTAATAACTATCAAGACACAGGAGTTATAGATATAACACCGGCTAACATGAAAAGACGTATGAGAACATGGCGAACTGCAATCCCTAGGGACGCAGCTAAAGCATTATCTAGAATGCGTAACCAATGGTTAGAATGTGTATTGAAATATGAGAATGACGAAGGGTTTAGAAAAGTAGTACATGATATCATATACTCTTTTACACCTACTAAGTTATAACATTACACGTAATAATAAAAACAGTTACACTAAAATAATAAGTGTAAATTAAAGGGAGATTTCTTAGGAAGTCTCCTTTTTTTTGTTTATCTTTGTACTTATACAGTACAAAGTTAGACATAACCAAATATATTATGATGAAAAATAAAAAAAATGTTTCTAAGAAAAAGTCAGTAAAGACTAGGAAACGCAAACAGTTACCTTATTTTGAAATAAATCCTGATGGAACAATTTTAGAATTTGACGGCAAAAAGAAAAACAAATACGAACTAGGCGGTGATCTTAGTAATGCCCTTGGTGGTAAATCTGGTAGTGAGGAAGAACCAGATGGTCTTAATCAAGCTATAGGTTCAACAGCTAGCTTTGTAGGTAATACAGCAGGTGAGTTGTTAGGAGCGGATGATGACTTGTCTCAAGTAGAAGACGTAAACAAAGGGAACAAAATAGCTGGCTCTGCTTTAAAAGCGGCAGGATCAGGAGCTATGGCAGGTTCAGCTTTTGGACCACTAGGTACTGCAGCAGGAGCTTTAATTGGAGGCACAGTTGGGTTATTCAAAGGTAAGAAAGAAGCTGATGCCCAACTTGATCAGCTAGCACTTAAAAATAAGCAAATAGGTGATAGAGTAGATAAAAGTAGTTTAAATACTTTTGTAGGTGCTTACGGTGGTGAACTTCCTGAATTTGCAATGGGTGGTTCTTTAGCCGGTACTGAAATGGAAATGGGTGGAGAAGCTACAGAATATAACGGTAATAAACATTCAGAAGGTGGTATTGCTTTAGGTAGTAACGCTGAGGTAGAAGATGGAGAAGTAAGAGTAGGCGACTACGTATTCTCTGATCAACTAGAAACACCTAGTGGTAAGACTTTTGCTGCAGAGGCTAAAAAGATTACTCGTAGCTTTGAAGAATATGAAAATGATGGTCCATCTATGAGGACACAAGATAAAATGCTTAAAGAATTACAGCACGGTAATGACCAAGCTCGTTTACTTAAGCAAAAAGAAGATGCTCAAATTGACCAGATGATGGCGGAAGGAGCTTTAGCTTACGGAGGTATGATCTCTACAGACAAAAAAGGTAAAGCAGTTGTTGCTAAAGAAAACCGTATGGCTATCAGAGAAGCTGCTAAAGATTCAGGAATGAGTTACAATGAGTATGTAAATGGTATTATGGCTTATGGAGGTAAGTTATCAAAAAAGAAAAACGTATACGCTGAAGGTGGACCTTTAACGGAGGCAGAAGCTAAAGCAGAAGAAGATGCATTACTTGCTCCTTTTGATTTAAGACCTGCTCCTTATAACTTTGGTGAAGATATACCAGTACTCAATACTAGAAATTCAAGCAGAGAGTTACCAAACTTAATTACTGACCCTAGTTTAGATGCTACTACAAATCCATTAAAAGGTATGAATGCAGGAAAAGCTAATTCTTACATTGATGCTTTATTAGGTAAACAAAATAACTCTGTTAATAGTTTACCAACTATGGGTAGCCAAGATGGTACTATTAATAACTTATCAACTAAAGACTTACAGACCCTTCAAGCTGAGCAGAACTTGCGAAGAGAGCCTGTTAATGTTAATAGTTTATCAACGAAAGATGCAAGTGCGGTTGACCAAAACATAGGTACACGTGACATTATAGATGATGGTAGAGGTATGTCAATAAATGATTACTTACAAGGTATTACTCCAGAATCAGAAGAAGAAGAAAAAACGTTTGGTTCTGATGAAGCAGCTTTATTAGCAGCTCAACTTCCAAATGCAGGTAACTTCATTAGTTCATTACGTAGTAACCCAACAAAGTTTGATAGAGTAGAATTAGATAGAGTATCAATGCAAGAAGAACGTGATGCTATCTCTAAAGCAATTGATAATGCCAAAAGACAGAATAGAAGAAATGTACGTGGTACAGCTACTTCAGCTGGAGATGCATTAGCAGCTATGTCTGCAGGTAACGCAGGATTAACTGATAGAGAATCAGATGCGTTAACTCAATCTTTTGCTAGAGAAGAAAATACAAACTCTGGAATTAGTAACCAGGAAAAGATGACTAATGTTAATATTAGTAATCAAGAAATGATAGCTAACCAACAAGATCAAGCTATGCGTCAAACAGTACGTAGTGCAGCTTCTTCTGCGATGGGTGAGAATACTCAAGGGTATTTATCAGACAAGAAAAAAGAACAAAAGAACTTAGAAGCAAATAGAAGAATTATGGATTTACTTAATACAGGTGAATACAAAATGACTCAAGGAGCTGATGGAACTTTAAAGATAGAATATATTGATCCTAAAATATAAGAAGTAATGAATAGATTTTTTAAACCAACACAAACTAGATATAAAAGTCAGTTTGTACCTACAAATCTCCCAGCAGATTTAATGGCAAAAACTCTATACGCTAAACAAGGCAAAGCTGACAAAATGTTGGCTGCGTCTGTTAAGCTAGGAGAATTTGAACAAGCTGCACTAAGTGGTAGAGATACAAAATACGTAGAAGATATTAAGAAAGAAGTACAAGCTTTTGCTGGATCAGCAATGTCACAAGACAGAACCTCTCCAGAGTTTCAAAGAAAATACTTAGCTCTTACAAATAAAATTAAAAATGATAAAAACTTAACTAAGATTCAAGCTAGTGTAGATAACTATAAAGAGTTTAATGCACGACACAAAGAACTTGTTAAGAAGGGAGATAATGCTGCAGCTCAAGAATTAGAGGCAGATTACATGTACCGTTTTAATGAATACACTAAAGAAGGTGGTGAAGGTTTTGAAGGTGCTATGGGTCTTGGTGATGCTAACATAATTGAAGGTAGAAGTCACTTTGAAGATGCACTTAAATTCTTTACACCATTAAAAGCTAGTGGTGGAGAGAGTATTAAATTCTTAGGTGACGGTATATCGTATAAAAGTGGTTGGACTGGAGTTTCTGACAAAAGAGTTAGAGAGCAATTAGATAGAGTCTATAACGATTGGTCTAACAAAGATGCTTTTAAACAAGAAAGACTTAGAGAGTTACAAAAAAGAGGATTAGTACAAACTCAATATAATGCTTTAAATAAAGAAGATAAAGCAGCTATAGATAAAGAAATTGATGCTGTACAAAAAAATAACTTCCTTAATGTAGGACGTACAGTTGTACACGGTAAGTCTACTACTAATAGAGACCAAGCTTTAAATTTTGGAAGAGCAGAAAAGAAAGAAGAAGAACTTCAAGTAGTAATACCTACACAAGAAAAGGTATACACTACAGAGGCTAGTTATGCGGATAGAGATAAACAAATTACTGCGCTGAACAATTCTAAGGATGCTTTACAGAAAAAACTAAACGCAGATGACAAAAGAGTAGCTCAAGGACTTGCTTCTAATTATACTGCAGAACAACGTCAAGGTATGGTTGAGCAAGTAGCTAGTGACAATAAGAAAGCTAAGATGTTAAGGCAGACTAAGAATTCTGATTATAGAAAAATTTATGACATACAAAGAGCTAAAGCTACTGGTAAGTTTAATGATCTAAATGCAGAAAGCCAAAAGCTAGTAGCTAATTTAGGTAACCTAGTTGATGGTACAACTTTTACTACTGAAGACTTGGATGAGATTAAAAATGCAATTACTACTAAATTAAACAATGGTAATTCAATTTTATTTGAAGATTATACAGTAAAAAATATCTTTGATGCGATACCTATTTCTAATGATTATGGTAAGTTAAGAGCTACGCTTAGCAAACTAGTAAAAGTAGAGCATAGTAAAAATGTAGTAGGTGATACTGCACGAAATAGGACTAACGCTATATGGGCAGAAGAATATCAGAACCCAGGTAAGACAACGTCAAATATGCAAATGTCAGGATCTAATGTACGTACTGATTCAAAGTCTACAATGGCTGCTGTTAATAAAGATTTTCTTTCTAACACAGAGGCTTACAACATGTATGACCAAAATGGTAATGTAGTTGAATATACAAGTTTAGTAGATTTTAAAGGTAATAGTGTTACTTCTGGAAACTTTAGAGATAAAGGTGATTTTGCTATGAGTGGACGAGTTAAGTTACTAAGACAACAAGTAATTAATGGTGTACCGCAATTAGATAAGAGTGGTAACCCAGTAATGAAACCAGTAGTTATGGCTGTGAATATTGTACCTAATGGTGCACACGGACAGTTCTTAAAGAACAACTTCTCTAATGAGCAGTTTGAGATTGCAAATGATAAAGAGGCATCTGGTGATTATGAACAAGCTAACGTTGCTAGAACAGTTGCATTAAACTTAAATAGTGCAAGTAGGATAGAAGACTTAAATGATTTTAAAACATCAACAAGTAAGTACACTACAATACAAACTAGAGCATATAGTCCAGATAGAAGACAATCAGCTAATGCAGAGTTTGTAGTAAAGAAACTAGGTGCAGGAGGGTACACAGTTCAATATGGTAATACAGAGGATGAGTTTAGTGATGTAAATGAAGTTAACGCTTACATTCAAACATTAACAAATTCTACACCTCAGCAATTTACAAAATAAAAGTTATGGCTAAGAAGAACGGAGGAGATTTTAATCTTAATGAGTTACTAGAAAGTAACAGAGACAGTGCAATGAAAGTTGCAAAGTCTAGTGTTACTAGCGATCTATCTCAAAATATCAATACAGATCAAAATCTAGAAGAAAAGTTTGATTACATTAAGCAATGGACAGGGGAAAATACTTCCCTGTCTACTGCTAGTTCTATTGTAAATAAAAACTTAATAAAAGCAGAATATAATAAAGCTAAAGCTGACGCAGCTGATCAAGGTTTTTTTGGTGAGCTAGGTGCGTTTGCAGCGCAGACTGTAGCCGGTGAAATAATTAATGGTTCTGTAGAGGGACTTGGTTATTTATTGGATGTACAACACTGGGGTTCTCAACTAATGGGAGGCGATGGTGATTACGGTAACTGGTTATCTGATTGGGCAGCAGACAATAAAGAAGGTATTAGAGAATGGGCTCCTATTTATCAAGACCCTGACAACGAAGAACGTAGTACATGGGAAAACATGTTACACGGTGATGGTTGGTGGGCAGAAAATGGAGTATCTATGGCATCTTCATTATCTATATTACTTCCAGTAGCAGGTTATGCTAGAGGAATGTCTTTAGCAGGTAAAGGTCTTAACTACGCAGCGCAAGCAGGACGTGTAGGTAAACTTGGACGTGCAGCGGCTAAAGGAACTAAGGTAATAGATAAAGTTACTGATGCAATGCATGCGACAGGTAAAGCTGCTAAATTAACCGGTGATTCAGGTAAAGCTATTTTAGGTGGTATACACAAAGCAACTGTATCTCGTTTAATTGAGTCACAAATGGAAGCTACTGGTGTCTTTAAAGAGAAGCTAGAAGAATACATGAAAGATCCAAATATGTCTGAAGAAGAGGCTAAGAGAGCAGCAGCTAAAGCAGCATCATTTACATACAAGTGGAACTGGGGAGCAATGCTTACCGATATCCCACAATACATGTTAATGGGATCAACAGGTAAAGGACTTAAAGCAGCATTAAGTAAAAAGAAGCCAGGTTTTATTAAAAACTCTAAGTTATTAAATAAGACTAAAGGAGTTAGAAGTACAGGTTTCCAAATGTTGTCAGAGGGTGCTGAGGAAGGTTACCAATATATCATTGCAGAAGAGGGTAAACGTTTAGGTGATATCCAAGCTGGATACTTAGATCCTGAAAAGAATACTTTATTTGGTAATGAAGGTAACAATAGATTTTGGAAATACATGAAGGATTCTGAAATGCAAACATCTATGCTATTTGGTGGTTTAGGTGGGGGTGTGTTTTCTGCAGTAGGACCTAAAGCTACTTCTCTTATTAATAAGGCTTTCCGTAAAGGAGAAACTATGATGACTGAAGCAGATGTTAGAGTTAATGAAGAAAAGGATAGAATGGCTAGACTTTCCCATAACTTAGATTTATTACAGGCTGCAGAAGCATCAGGTAGTGAAGAAGCTATACATCAAGCAAAAGCTAACATGGCATTTGACATGGCTCTTAAAGCAGAGACAGCTAATAACTATGAGTCAGCTAGACAATCTATGGCTCAGTTAAAACACGCTACTGCTGAAGAAAAAGAAGCATACGATATAAAAGAAAATTTTGGTGGATTTGTTGAAAACATTGATAACTGGATATCCGATATGGATACTGCAGCAGATATCATTGCAAGAAATAAAGGTAAGTATACTTACGGTCTTGCAGAGATGGTTTCTAAACGTCAGTTTGAGCAACATATGTTTGAGAAACAAAGTCCAGAATTACAAAATAAAATAGATCAAGAAAAAAGAAACGTTATACCTAACTACAATAGAGTATCTAAAGACGGTAATAACGCTATAGATAATATGTTACGTACACGAGGTATGGAACTTAGTATTAATGTTCTTGAGAAACAACTAGAAGGTAATAACCTAACAGACCAAGAAAGAGCTATCATTGAACAACAAGTAAAAGATGGTAGAGAATTTATAAGTAACAGTAAAGAAAACTTTAAAGAGTATATTGATCAATCAGTATTATCTAAAGAAGACAAACTTGCTGTTGAGGCTGTTGAAGGTGGAACTGCAGATGAACTTGTTACAGCATCAGCTAAACAACACTTACTAGAGTTTCAAAATGAAAAAAATACAAAAGAATTAAACTACTTAACTTCTGGAGATGGGCGAAGAGACTTTAAAAGAAAAAGAGCAGCAGCGCATGCAAAAGCAAAAGCTGATAAAGCGGCTGCAAGAGATAAAGAAGAACAAGCGGAGTCAAGAGCAGCAGTGGTTGATCCAACTACTGGTAAGAAAACAAAAGCTAAACGAGGAATAAAAGACTTAGATGTTAAAGAAGTAGCTAGAGCTATAGAAAAAGGTGCAACTTACGAAGAGTTTACAGAAGACCCTGAAGAGTTGTTTGAATTAAAATTAGCTGTTAGTGACTATAACCAACGTCAAGCACAAGACCAAGGAATTAAGCATAATGAAGAAGAATCAGCAGATGATTTAGATTTAGCTTTATCTAAAGATTTACAAGATAGTGATTCTGGTATTACATTTAATGAAGAAACTGAACAAGAAGTTGAGGTATTAGATAGTACAGAAGAAACTGAACAAGCAGAAGACGTTACAGATGTAGTGGATCCTGTAGAAGATCTTAATAAAGAAATAGAAGCATCAGAGTTTGAGAACTTAGAAGTGCCTCTTAATAATGATGAAGCAGCAGGTGTTACTATTTCAGCTACAATGACAGATAGTACATTGGCTAATATACCTGGACAGTTAGCATGGTTATCTGCTAATCACCCTGATAATACAGACGTTACAGATGAGCAAAAAGCTCTATCTGCATACTTAGAGTCTGAAGGTAATCCTTTAGTAGACTTAGAAGTAGAGTTTGATTTTAATAGAGAGTGGTTAGGTCAGAATAAATCTAACCCTAGGTACCAACGTATGATGAAAGCATTAAGCGAAGGTAAGATGCCGGCAACAGAAGACATAGGATATATGCCAATGTCTGCAACGTTAAAGAAAGATGGTAAGCCGGTAGTAAAAAATGGAGTTACATTGAAGATGAACCTTCACGATCCTAGCTTTTACTATAACGCAAATGGTAAAGAAAAGTTTCCAGGTGTATCTGAAGCCCAGGCTAAGATGACTATCTTACATAAGAAAGCAATTATCTCACAGATGTTAAACGGTGGTGTAGTATCAACTAGTATCAACGGTAAGTCTAGAGGTAGTATTGTTAATGAGTATAATGAAGACGGTGGATTTGCAGAAAAGTTTATTGCACAAACACTTAAAGTACCTACAAAGAAATTAGACTTTTTAGTAGGTGATAAACAAGGTAACTTTGTTAACTCTAAAAGACGTGCTAAGATTAACTTAGGACAAGGTTCTGAAGCTGGTGCATTTTACGTAGAAGTTTCTACAGCAAATGGTGCTAAGTTTCCTTTACGTGTTCACGCAAGTAACTTAAGTAAAGAAGAAGCTACAACAATACACGCTATCTATTTAGATGTTATTACAGAACCTTCTTTAATGGGACAACCTATTAGTGAAGATATTGTAAATTATATTAAGAATAACGAAAATCCTAGGATTAACTCAATGGCTAAATTTTTGCCTAACTTAGATACTATGACATACCAAGAGGTATTAGATCATTTAGTATACGAAGGATCAAGAACAATAGCTAAGAAAGATTTTGTACTTACAACGTTTGTAAACACAGAGTCAGCTAAAGGAGTTAAGTTACCTAACGTAGTTCAGTTTGGAAAAACGAAATTACCAGCAGATCGTTTAGCATCTGAAGAAGGTAAAGCGCAGTTTATTAATTGGTTAACAGAAAACAAACGTAGACAGATTGATGCTAAGATGTTAGGTAATGAAGATTACAAAACATTCTTAAATGATCAAAAAGTTCTAAGTACAAATGTTGCTGCAACACCAGAAGGTAATATATTTATACAACCTGTAGTTAGTTACTCTCCACAAATGAAAGTATCTAACCCTACAAGTACTGCAGCAGAGCAAGTTACTGAAACTAAAGAAGAACAAGTATTAGCTCTTAAGAATGAGTTAGCTTATGAAGCAACAAGTGAGTTTGGTAATCCTAACCGTGTAGAAGATATAGAGGCTGAAATTGCAAAGATTGAAGCTGAGATAGCTGCTAACAATGCACCTGTAGTAGAAGCTCCAGTAGCTGATACACAAGCAAGTGATCCTGATTATAATTTTAACCCATCAAATGTATCTGAAAAAGAGAGAGAAAAAGGTAAGAAATTTGTTTTAAAACAATTAGGAAATCCTTTATCAATAGAGTTTAAATCTAAATCTTTATTAGAAGATATAGAAGGATCAGCGTATGTATTTACTTTTAAAGATGGTACAATTATAGAGACTTCTGGAAAAGGTGAAATTGTAATAAGTGCAACGTTAGATGTAACTGAAGGAATAACTGAAAAAATAATAGAGCTAGGTAAAACAGATGCTTTATTTGAGGCTAAGTTTTTAATAGGACTAAATAAAATTGCAGAAGAACAACAATCACAAACTAGTGAGTTAGAAGCTAAACTAAATAAACCTTTTAAAACTGTTAACGATGGTTCTGGTAAAATGGCAGTTGTATCTACAGAAACTACAGAAAAAGATGGTATTAAAAAAACTACATTTAAAACAGAGACTACTAATAAAAAAGGAGAACCGAGGACTCAAAGGGGTAAAGGTTTTAATACTTTTGAAGAAGCAGTAGAAAACCTGGATATTGATTTACAATCTGAAGAAAATGAATCTGAATTAGAATTAGTAGAAGCATTAAAAGAGAGTCAAGGAAAAGAAACTATATTTACAAGAGTTGTAGAAATTAGAGAGTCCACAGACAAGTCCTCTCCTTTCTTTGGTTTAAAAACTGCAACAGTTATTGTTGGAGGTGAAAAAATAGAATTTAGACTAAAAACCCAATCAAAACAACAAACAAAACAAGCTAGTGAGACTGAAAGAAGTGCTGGTGTTAAAGAATTAATATCTGTTTACACGGGGGGTGGTTTATTTTTTCCTATAGATGCCAGTGGACGGGAAGTTTCAGAGAGTCTTAGTGCTAACGGAGTAACACTAGAGCAAGCTAAAGCTGCAATACCTGGTTTAGGCGGTAAGATAAAAGATTGGTTTCAAAGAGGTGTTGACTATTTAGAACCAACACAACAAAG